AGCGAGGAGTGACGGGGGTACTCGGGACGGTTCGAACCGTCGCCCGGTTTGCCGAACTGCCAACTTTTTTGGGGCGGGCTGATGGGTGGGTCGCCGAAGAAGCCTGCGGACCGTAGGCAGAATGTGAAGACGCAGGACGTTGGGGTGGTTGTGTCTGCGCCTGGTCGTCCGGTTCCGGCTGCTGATGGTGCGTGGCGTGAGCCGACGGTGGAGCGTTGGGTCGCGTTTTGGGGGTCGCCGCTTGCGTCGCAGGTCGAGTCTTCAGATGAGGGTGCGTTTCGCAGACTGTTCAAGTTGTATGACGAGATTGACCGTCTTTGGGAAGCGGTGGATGCGACCGGACGCATCGTTGAGGGATCGCAGGGTCAGCCGCGTCCCAATCCGCTGTTCAAGCAAGTGCAGGAGTTCCAGGCGGAAGCGCGCCAGTTGGAGGACAGGTTCGGCCTGTCGCCGATGGCGCGTCTGCGTCTTGGCATCACGTTCGCGGACGCGCAGGCCAGCCTTGACGGACTGAACGCTCGCCTCGCTGCGAAGATGGCAGAACAGGACGACGACCTGTGGGCCGAGTTCGATGAGGCATAAGCCGAAGCACACGCTTGGTCCGCAGGTTGCTGCGTGGATTTCTGCGTTCTGCGTTCACGGTCCCGGCGACATTCTCGGGCAGCCGGTCGAGTTGACGCCGGATGAGAAGCGTCTGCTGGCGTGGGCCTACGAACTGGATGATGACGGGAACCGTGTGGTTCGCCGATCGCTGGTCGGCCTGCCAAAGGGGTCGCGGAAGACGGAGTTCGCTGCGTGGGTTGCGCTGGCGGAGACTGCCGGTCCTGTCAGGTTTGGCGGTTGGGCTGACGGGCGTGCGGTGGGGAAGCGGCAGCATGACCCGTTCGTCGTCGTCGCCGCGTCGACCTATGAGCAGGCGGACCTGCTGTTCGGCGCTGCACGGGCTGTAGTGACAGAGGGGCCGTTGTCGCAGTTCTTCGAGGCGTTCGACCGTGAACTGCTGCTCAAGGGTGAGCCGGGGAAGTTGGTTCGGGTGCCTGCGGTGGCTGGTGCGAATGACGGGTTGCGTCCGACGTTCGTGGCGTTCGATGAGACGCATGAGTGGACCGGGTCTAAGCAGCGTGTGGCGCTGGTGCTAGAGAACGGCCTGTCGAAGCGTGCCGACTCCTGGTCCCTGAGCATTACGACGGCGGGGAATCCGAAGCAGGAGTCGGTGGCGCTTCAGCAGTACGAGTATGGGCTGAAGGTCGAGTCGGGCGAGGTGGAGGATCGGGGGTTTCTGTTTTCGTGGCGTGAGCCGAAGGTGCTGATTGACGACCTTGACTCGCATGAGGCGCTGGTGAAGGCGGTTGCCGATGCGAACCCGGAGCCGTGGAAACGGCGGGATGACATCGCACGGCGCTATTCGGAGATTCCGCTGCACGAGTTCTGCCGCTACCACCTGAACATGTGGGTGGAGCCGGACGAGGAGCGGTGGCTGCCTCCCGGCGTGTGGGACGAACTGGAAGTGTCGAAGCCTGTTCCTGAGAAGACGCCGGTCGTCCTCGGGTTCGACGGTTCGTATTCGGGGGACTCGACGGCGCTGATCGCGGCGACCGTGGAGAAGGTGCCGCACCTGTTCGTGCTGGGCTTGTGGGAGCATCCGGGCGGTTCGGGCCGATGGGAGGTGCCCATTGACGAGGTGGACGCTGCGGTTCATGCGGCGTTTCGGCAGTATGAGGTCAAGGAGATGTCAGCGGACCCGCCGTATTGGGCGCAGCAGTTGCAGGGCTGGGCCGAGGCGTATGGTGCGGAGCGTGTGCTGGCATTCAACACGGGCGTGCGGAAGCGCATGGCGGCTGCGTGTTCGTCGTTCTATCAGGCAGCGACAACGGAGGGAATGACGCACGACGGTCATCCGGGGCTGGCACGCCACATCGGCAATGCAGTGCTAAAGGAGACGGCGCAGGGCGCTTACATTACGAAGGAAGACAAGTCATCGCCAAAGAAAATCGATGCGGCGGTGGCAGCAATCATCTGCTGGAATCGAAGCAGGTGGCACTACGATAACCCCGTCAAGCCGGTCGAGGCAGGAGTCATCTTCGCATGATTGGAACCGTGTTGCAGGTCGTCGGTATCCTGACGGTCGCCGTCGGTGCGTGGCTCATCGCACCTCCGGCGGGACTGATTGTTGGTGGGCTGGGCGTGCTGGCGTTCGGGCTGGCGGCTGAAAGGTCAGCGTGATGCTGGGACGACTCCTCAACCCGACCGAAACGCGAGGCGGGTTCCAGCAACTGTGGGGTTCCGGCGCGCTGTTCGCACGGCAGACCGCATCCGGCACGTCCGTCACGCAGAACACGTCACTCAAACTGTCTGCCGTGTACGCCGCCGTCCGTCTTATCTCCGACACGGTGTCGACGCTTCCGGTTGACCAGTTCATTCGTGTGGACGGGTCGCGGGTGCCGTTCCGTCCGCGTGAGCCGTGGATCACTTCGCCTTCTACGGAACTGCCGCGCACGACGTTTTGGCAGCAGGTCATGGTGTCGCTTCTGCTCGACGGGAATGCGTTTGTTCATGTGCGTCGCCAGCCGGACGGGCAGGTGGTTGACCTTGCGGTGCTCAATCCGCACAAGGTTCGTCCGGTGCGCCGTGGGGACGGGCAGATTGAGTTTCGGACGGAGTATGGGAATGCGGTGCTGGGGCCGGATGAGGTGCTGCATCTGACGGAACTGCTGCTGCCTGGTGACCTTCGGGGTGTGTCGCGTATTGAGCAGGCGTCGGAGTCGCTGGGGCTGGGTATCGCGCTGGAGGAGTATGCGGCCCGGTTCTTCGGTAATGGGGCGTATGCGGGTGGCATCATCGAGTGGCCCGGTGAAATCAGCGAGGAGCAGGCGAAGACGCTGGTGGATTCGTGGGAGGCGGGGCATAAGGGGCTGCGCCGGTCGCACCGTCCTGCGGTGCTGTATGGGGGGGCGAAGTTTCAGGCGGCGACGGTCGACCCGGCCCAGTCGCAACTGATTGAGGAGCGCCGCTTCGCCATCGAAGAGGTTGCGCGCATCTTCCGTATCCCGCAGTTCATGCTTGGCGTGGCGACGCCGGGGTCGGTGTCGTATTCGTCGGTTGAGCAGCAGCAACTGTTCTTCGCGCAGCACACCATCCAGCCGTATGTGCAGAAGTTGGAGGACGCTTTCTCTAGCCTGCTGCTGAACGACCGTTCGTTCCTGAAGTTCAACCTGAACTCACTTGTTCGCGCCGACTTTGCGACGCGCATGGCGGGCTACTCGACTGCGCTCGCCGCAGGATGGATGTCCGTGAACGACGTGCGGTCGTTCGAAGACTTGCGTCCGGTCGACGAGGGCGGGCAGTATCGCGTTCCCCTTCAGAACGTGCCACTCACCGACGCGCCCATCATCACGATCGGTGAGAAGGCCCGTGCTGCGCAGGCACTCACGTCGGCAGGGTTCACCGGGCAGTCGGTTGCGGAACTGCTCGGGCTGGATGTCGACCACACGGGTGCGCTGTCCGTTCAGGTGCAGCCGGATGCGACGGAGGGTGATGCCTGATGCCTATTCAGTCGGGTAAGACGGCTGTGGGGACTGCTGCGACGGTCCTGCCGATTACTTCGCCGAACCCGTTTCTGCTGACCGTTCACAACAACGACAATACGGATGCTGTCTATCTTGGCGGCCCTGATGTGACGGCTGCTAACGGGCTGGTTGTGAACAAGATTGAGACGCTTCAGTTTGAGGTGACGCCGGGTGATCGCATTTGGGCGGTGTCGACTAAGACGGGCCACAACCTTTCGTGGCTGGCTATCACGAAGCAGTTCTGATGCCGTACTTCATCAGCGACACGGCAGAAGGCTGCGACGGCTGGGCCACCGTCAAGGATGATGGTGAGGTCATGGGCTGTCATGCGACCAAGCAGGAAGCCATTGACCAGGCGGTTGCTATCGCGCTCGCCGAGGGGTCGGAGTATGTCGGTGAACGGCAGGTTGACCTGACGATCCCCGAATACATTCGTGATGCTGCCGCGCAGGGGCTTGCCTACCACGACGAGGGTTTGTCGGGTGATGGGGTGACGGCGCAGACTGTGCGTGAGGCGACGCTGATGGCACGCGGCGAGATTTCCGAGGACAAGGTCGTGCGTGTGTCCGCGTGGGCGGCACGGCACCGTGCAGATTTGGACGCGGACGGTGCGCGTCCTGACGAGGACGGTTATCCGACGCCGGGTGCGGTTGCCCATCTGCTTTGGGGTATTCCGACCGGCAGTCGCTACGATGATGCGGTCGCATGGTTCGACCGGAAGTCGGAACAGGTGAAAGCGGACAGGAGTGCTGGGATGGAGATTACGCCCGTGAAGCCTCGGACGGAAGGTTCAGGCGTCGAGTTCCGTTCCCTCGACGGCGAGATTCGCGCCGAAGGGGATGGGAACACGTTCGTCGGCTATGCCGCCGTGTTCAACTCCGACTCCCAGCCGCTCCCGTTCACCGAACGCATCCTCCCTGGCGCGTTTGCGAAGTCGCTGCGGAACCGTCGCCGTGACATTCGCCTATATGTGAATCACAACTCGGACATGGTGCTGGCATCCAAGCGTTCCGGCAGTCTCCGGCTGGTCGAGGACGACAAGGGACTGCGTGTCGAGGCTGACCTGCCGAACACGACCGCAGGGAACGACCTTCGCGAACTGCTTCGCACGGGCGTGGTGGACAAGATGTCGTTCGGGTTCACGGTTCCGCGTGGCGGGGATCGGTGGTCGGAGGACGGGCAGACTCGGGAACTGCGCGAGATTGCCCTGCATGAGGTGAGCGTGGTTACTGGTTTCCCGGCGTATGAGGCGACTGCTGCTGCGGTTCGTTCGCTGTCGGCGCTGTCTGAGCGGACGGGCATGGCGGTGGATGACCTGTCGGAGACGCTGGAGGCGCTCGCGTCGGGTGAGCAGGTCGATGCGGAGAAGGTTGAGGCGCTAGCGCGGATTGTTGAGTCGGCGAAGCCTGAGCCGGAGCCGGACCTGCTCGGGCTGAAGGCGAAGCAGACTGACCTGCTTGCGAAGAAGGTGTTCTGACCTTTCGCTGTCCACACGGTCGGTAACCTTTTACGCATACGCCCTAACCACGGGATTGCCACGCCCTTTCACGGGACGGCACAAGAACACACACACTTACGTCCGTGAAAGGACACGACATGCACGAGTACATCAAGCGACAGGCCGAGGAGCGCGGTCGCGTGTGGGAGGAGGCCAAGAGCCTTCTTGACACCGCTGCTAGCGAGTCCCGTGACCTGACCGCCGAGGAGTCGGAGAAGTACGACCGGCTCAACGCCGAACTCGACCAGCGCGCTGCTGTCATCGAGTCCATGAAGGCTGACCTGGAGCGCGAGGCTCGCGCTGCGGAGATGCGTCTTCCCGAGCCTGCCGAGCGTCCCGAGCGCGCCCAGTCGGACGCGGACCTGATTCGCGCCCTCGTCGCTGGTGACGTTCGTCGGGTCAACTTCGAGCGTCGCGACCTCGTCACCAACGTGGCGGGCGACGGCCCCGAGGTCGTTCCGCAGGATTTCTACAGCACCCTCCAGCGCAAACTCGAATATGCCGGCCCGATGACCATGGAGGAGGCCGTCACGGTTCTCCGCACCGAGTCGGGCAACGACATCAAGGTTCCGGTTGAGTCCAGCCGTTCGGCTGCGACGGCGACCGCTGAGGCTGCTGTCTTCGCCGAGTCGGACCCGCAGTTCACGACCCTCACCCTCCGCGCTCACAAGTTCGGCGCGCTGGTTCAGGTGTCTGCGGAACTGCTGAACGAGTCGGGTGTCGACCTCGTCGGCTACCTGTCGGACCAGTTCGCGGTCGCCATCGGCACCGCCGTCAACTACGCGCTGACGCTGGGCACCGGCACCGTCGAGCCTGCCGGGATCGTCCCCGGTTCCGGCCTT